GCCGAAGCTCAATGTCCCCTATTATTTCTGACCCGGGTAAGCACTTTCCAAGAGTGCAGATGCCATGCCGGTTACAACCCAGCACGCGTGTCGAAGCACGTCGGACGATCTTTTTTCTTGTTTTAACTCAAGAGCTGGCCTTTCGGTAGCTCGCCTTGGAGGGCGAATTTAAACTCCTAGGGTGCGCACTATCTTGTAGAAACGCGAAAGGGATCGTCCAGGATTTTGCTTTTTTGTGGTTGTCTAAATATCCAAATGTGTACAATTAACGTTTGGGGTGCATTTAAACTAAATAGTAGAAAAAAAGAAAACTATTTTCGAAATATAAAAGAAACGACTAGTAACGGGCTAAAAACCAGTTGTCCCAATTGGAAGGTGGACCACTGGCGCCTTTAAGTCGTCGTAAAATTTCTGAGCGAGTGGGAAACTCCTCAAAAGAAATGTCAGGATAAACTTGCGTCATCCAAAAACCAGAAGCCCTGGGGGTGGCTCCTTGGCGGATGGCATAGTCATATACGTCCTTACATATTCTGTAGACAGTAACGTCTTGACCGCAACTTGCCCATGCAATGCCTGTAGCACGTGCAGCTAGAGTGTCAATGTTGACAACTCTTTCAGGGTAAAGTAGTTGCGCAAGCAGGGCACACCTGGGTCGGGTCGGTATGCCGTTGTTATCCACATAACCAAGAAAATGTGCACCATTGAGTCCGCGGACTATTACGCTCTTACGCTCATTTAGAAAAGCGTTGAAACGTCTTAATGCAATCTCTTTGAATCTTGATTTGAATGATTCGGGGTCAGGGATTTCGAAGGGAAAGGTAATGTAGGAGTCATCGCCTAATACTTTAATGTAAAAGGTCTCATCTACATAAATTCCCATTTCTGCTAATGTTGTTACTATCATAATTAGGTTCACGAATGAATCCAATATCTGGGTTTGGAGTAATCCAGATGGGATACCATTTCGTTTCCTCTTCCACAAACTGCCATCAGGTAGGCGTAGTGGGGAGTGCTTTAAAGCATTGTTCATCCATTTCCATAAATTGTTTATTTTGTCGGGACTACTAATATTTGAATTCTGTAGTTCCTCATTATAAACTGGAGTTGGCATATATTGATCTTGTCGTTGATAAGATCGCCATATATCGTGGATGTCGTCAATTATTTGAAATAAAGCTCTTTTATCAAAGAACTTCCAGTCAAGACAAATAGTCGTTACTGGGTGAATGTGCTTATGTGACATGTCAGCTCTCATTTTGTAAAAGCCGCCATTTAAAGTTTCGTAGCCCCATGCGATTGGTGTTTCGCCGAGTTTGAACCATTCAATTAATGGCCAAAGGAGCATAAGTTCGATCATTAGTAATAGCTTTGGAACGCCATATACTAATCTAACTTTATCTTCGTCACTTGCTTGTACTAGATGTGATCTAGCGTGAGCCTTAAATTCGTAGTAATAGTGATCACCGCGAAAATTGCCCATCTTTATTTCATGAACGTGTTGCCGATTCTTAACAAATACATGATTGTATAAATTATGTAATGTCATTCGGTTATTTTCAAGGTCGCCTCTCTCAAATGCAGCTCTGACTTCCCGTTGTAGGTGTTTGTCAGATGCAAACGGTTCTTCAACCGAGGTGCTTAATTCCCATTCATATCGTCTCAAATCTGTGAAATGCACTGGTCTATACTGCTCAGGTGGCTGAAAGACTTTCTTTACATATTGTAGTGCAAATTCATAGCAATCATCTTTAATTAGATGTATTTGAGGTTGCTCATAAGAGAAAAAATCTTCAATTAATTTCTCTTCTGATATTTCTGATCTTCTGTAATTGTTTACAGTGTCATTGTAGTCATCTTCATTTAAAAAGGTTCTTAAGGCATGTTCTACTGCGTCTTGCGGTATACTTTTTACCTTGTACACTCTAAAAGAGTCCTTTTTCGATGGAGCGTGAATACGTTGCAAATTCTTCATTTCTTTTAAATGCTTGTTGGTTAAGTTGTGTTAATTCTGCTGTAATGTCGTTAATTTTTTTGGATATTCCGGGCAAA